GGGCCGAGCACCCGCAGTCGGTCGGTGAGCAGCTGCTTGAAGGCGGTGGCGGCGCCGGCGGCATCCCCGGCTTCCCCCCGCCAAGAGGCGAGGCTGGCCCGGGCGGCCAGGGTGTCGGGGTGATCAAGCCCGAGCACCCGCAGGGAGTCGGTGAGCAGCTGCTCGGAGGCGGTGGCGGCGCCGGTGGCATCCCCGGCTTTCCCCCGCCAGTAGGCGAGGCTGGCCCGGATATTCAGGGTGTCGGGGTGGTCGGGGCCGAGGTAGTGCTGGGCATCGCCCAGCATGCCCCGCCCGTGCGTGAGCGCGGCGTCGATCAAGCTGGCTTCGCCGAGGCTCCTCCCGGTTCTCCACAGGACCGGGTGTGGGTTGGGTTGCCATAACGCCGCCCGCTGGCCGGCGGCGAGCGTGGTGGCGTTGGCCCGTAACACGGCGGCCAGCGCGGTGTCGCGTTCCACCTCGGGCCACAGCTGAAAGAGGGCATCCCCAGCCGCCCGGGCAACGTCGGCGCGCCGTGCTGGGCGCAGGGGATCGAGGGTGGCGCGCTGGACCAGGGCATGAACCCGCACCGCGCTGGGCCCACCATCGGGATCGATGGTGACCAGGCTCAACCGCTTCAGGTGCCGCAGCGCATCCCGACAGTCCCTCTCGTCGACCTCCTCGGTCTCGTCGGCCTCTTCACGGTCGCCGGTGGTGATCGCACCGGCGGGGTCGGCGTCAGGGCTGGTCGATAGCTGGTCCGGTGAGGTGGAGCCGCAGTGGTGGGTGAGGTATCGGCGGGCGGCCGGTGTGGCGATCAGCTCGGTGGGCAGACCGTTCGGGTCGAGGGTGCTGACCAACTCCAACAGGGGCCGGGCCAGGCCCGCTGGAGCCAACGCGTCGACCTGGTCGATGGAGATCGACCAGGTCGCGGCCACGGTCGTCTGGTAGTCATCGGCTGGGGCATCGGGGGGGAACAGCTCGGCCAGCCGGCGACGTCGGTCACCGAGGCGACGGCGGTAACCGGCGACGTCCTCACCCCGGTCCAGCATGAACGCCGCCGCTTGTGCCAGCGCCAACGGCAACCACCCCAACTCCCCAGCCAACCGCCGCGCCTCGTCAAGGTGGGTGTCATCGAGGTTCAGTCGTTCCCGCAGGTAGTTCACGGCTTGGGCGGGGGTGAAGAGCCCCACATCGATCCGGTGGCGGCCCGGGGCGGACAGTACGGCGTCGGTGCGGCGGGTGGTGACGATGGTGTGTCCGCGTGGGCCGCTGGGCCACAACCCCGACATGTCCGTCGGGTCGGCCAGGTCGTCGAGTACCACCAGCCAGCATCGGTTCCGGTCTTCGCTCATCCACCCCAACAACCAGGACGCGGCCCGCTCAGGCCCACCCTCCCCGCGATACCCCAACTCTGTTGCTGTGGCGGCGTACCAACTCACGATCTGCGCTCTCGATCGGGCGGTGGCCCACACCAGCACATCCACCCCGGCAACGGCCGCTTCCCGGGCGTAGCTGGCCGCGATCTGTGACTTGCCCACGCCACCGAGACCAGACAGTACCTGTGTCAGTACCGCCGTTTGGCCACTGGCCAGCTCGCCCAGCCGTTCGGATTCCTGCCTGGCTTGTAGACAGGCTGCCGGCGGGGGGATCGCCCCCACCCGCACCGGCCACGACACCTCCATCGCCGGCAGATGGAACGTGGCGTACATACGGCCGTGGCCACCGACGATGAAGCCTTGGGCACCTCGCGCATCCACCCACCGCAAGCGCCCACCCGACTCGCGCACCGAGCCGGGTGTGATGTCCTCGCTCGTCATTGCACACCCCCAACGCTGCGACGATCAACGACACTGGCTCCACAGGATGCCCCGTCTCGTGTTCCCTTCGGGTATCGCGGCGATTCCCGCTGGTCAGAGCCGTATTTTACTGATCGGGTCGTGGGTGTGCACCCGCGGCGACGGGGGGTCTGAGTTTGACAGTGACGCACCGTGGTGCAACGCTGATGCCAGCGGCGCCACTGTGCGCTTTGGCCCCGACTCGCACCCCCCTGGCGGTCGGGGCTGAAGCGTCTACGGGGAGATCTGTCCCGCCGCGGTGAAGTCGTCCTCCGCCACCCCCCATCCGGGTTTCACGTAACTCTCCGGTCAGGTCCCCGCAGACGTGGCGGGTGAGCCTGGGGTCTGTGCTATCCGTTCGGGAGGGGCTTTCGTGGCGCGTCGGCCCTGCCTGGTCTGTGGCACACCCAGCATCGGATCTCGGTGCGGGTGGCACGGTTCCAGGCGGGTCAGCTCCACCGCGCGGGGTCTCGACCGGCGCCACCGCACCATCACCAGGATGGTGATTGAGGCTTGGGTTGCCCGGCACGGCTGGGTCTGCCCAGGGTTCGACCGGTCCCCGCACCCGGTACCCGACGGGGCGCTGACTGGGGATCATATTCTGCCGCGCAGCACACACCCGCATTTGATGCACGACATCAATAATTATCAGGTGCTGTGCGACCCGTGCAACAAACACAAAAGCAACAAACTCATCACCTAGCACATTAACGCATAACACAACAGCGACGTGTGACACCCGCGCATGAGCTCATACGCGCACACTGACCAAGCGCGGCACCATAAATCAGCATGAGCCCGCGATGTAATAAAGCGTGCACGGATCATGGCCATGACAACTGACGGCCCCATCCCATCCGCCATCCGGTCACCCTCCGGATTGCGGGAATGCTTTTCGCGCGGGTCAGGACCCACCCATCCAGCCGGTCAGTCGGAAAAGTGTGGGTGCGTGAAGGCGTAGGCTTCCCACCCATCCAACCGGTCAATCGGGAAAGTGTGGGTGCGTGAAGGCGTAGGCTCACCCTTCGGTGTCTCGCGCCGTGAACGAGTCTGGGACAAAAAACGATCATGGTTGGGGTGGCCCGCTGGAGGGGGTGGGCAGAGGGTTGGGAAGCGCTGATGCCGGGAGGTGTCCTCGACCGGCGGTGCGTCAGCCGTGTTCATGATAGCGGCATGCCGCTACGCGGGGACAGGACTTTTGGCAGGAGGTGGATGTGGCGGGAATGGGTCCGGTGCCGAAGCCGGTGTCGGCGTTGCGTCGCCCCAACTCCGCCAAGGCGCTCACCCAGTTGCCATCGGAGGGTTATCGGGGCCCGGTGCCGCAGTGGCCGTTGGATGACCCGACGCCGAGCGAGTTGCGGCGGTGGGAGCGGGTGTGGGCTTCACCGATGGCGGCGCGGTGGGCGCGGATGGGTGGGTGCGAGCTGGTGGTGGCCCGCTATGTGCGGGATTGCTTGTTGGTGGAGAACGATTCGCACACCACGGTCGCGTTGGCGCATTTGCATGCCGAGGTACGCCAGTTGGAGGACCGGTTGGGGCTCTCGCCGTTGGCGTTGCTGCGGCTGCGCTGGGAGATCGAACCGGACGAACTCGCGCCGGTGGTGTCGTTGGTCCGAACACGGCCCCGGCCGCGCGCGATCTAGGTGATGACCCGACCGGGGTATGACGTGCGGGAGTTTTTCCGCAACGACATTCGTCATGATGATCCGGAGCACGTCACCGCGTGGCGGGACTGGTTCGCCCGCCACGGCATTGACCCGGCCGAGGTGTTGCTGACCGAGTGGGTGGAACGCCGAGTGAATCCGGGCCAGAACCAGATCGTGTGGCTCGAACAGGGCGTCCGGGACGGTCAGTCGATCACGGTGCACCGTGAAATGGACTTGACCGAGCCTCCGGCGCCGTTCCCGGTGCCCTAGCGGAGGTGGGTCGATGTGCCGTGGCGCGGGCCTGATCCCGATGGCGACCAGTGGCCCACACTCGGCCACGACATCGCGGCGTGGATCGAAGCGAATCTGGTCATCCCGGATGGCCCACGGCGCGGTGAACCGTTCGCCCTGACCGATGAGCAGTACCGGCACGTGCTATCCACTTATCGGTTGAAGCCGGGTGCTCGCCCGGAGATGGGGTCGCAGGCGTTCACCTATTACGGTGTGCTGTTGGTGCGGCCGCAGAAGGCCGGGAAAGATCCTTTAGCCGCCGCGCAAGTATGCGCGCAGGCGCTGGGCCCGGTGCGGTTCGCCGGCTGGGACGCGAACGGTGAGCCGGTGGGGTCCCCGATGCCGACGCCGTGGATTCAGTGCGCGGCCAACTCGGAAGATCAGACTGATAACACGTTCCGGCCGATCGTGGCGATGCTCAGCGACGGGCCGGTGGGGTCCACCGTGGGCCTTGATGTCGGGTTGACGCGGGTGAATCTGCCGGATGGCGGCCGGATCGAGCCGGTCACGGCCTGCGCTAAGTCGCGGTTGGGTGCCCGGATCACCTACGCGGTGTTCACTGAGTCGGGCCTCTATACCGAAAACTCTGGCGGGGTGGCCATGGCACGCACGATGAAGCGCGGTTTGGCCGGCATGGACGGCCGCTGGTTGGAGATCACCAACGCGTGGGACCCGTCCGAACGCTCGGTCGCGCAACGGACCTGGGAGGCGAAAGCCCCGGGGGTGTTTGTGGATTATCGGCCGCCCCGGACACATGTTGACCTGGATGACGACGCGGCGCTGCGGGCGGAGCTGCTCTACGTCTACGGTGACGCGGCGATCGAGAACGGCGGCTGGGTCCGCATTGAGCGGATCATGGAGGAGATCCGGAACTCGGCCACCGGGGAAGGCGAAGGCCGCCGGTTTTTTCTCAACGAGATCACCGTCGGCTCGCGGGACGCGGTGGACGCGCTGGCCTGGGCCGCGCAAGCCTCACCGGGTGCGGTGTTGGCGCCCGGTGAACAGGTCGCGTTGGGGTTTCACGGCACGCTGAACCGGGACGCTACGTCGCTGTGCGCGGCGCGGATCTCCGACGGGTGCGTGCTCCACCTGCGCACCTGGGACAAGCCGTTCGGGTGGCAAGGCGAGTGGTCGATCCCGCGCGGCGAGGTTGACCGGTGTGTGCGGGACGCGTTCGAAGCGTATGACGTGGTGTGCATGATGTGTAGCCCGCATGGGTGGCAGACCGAGGTCAACGCGTGGGCCGGCCAGTACGACAGCCCCGGGGACGATCAAGCCCGGGTGTTGGAGATCTGGCTGAACTCCGAGGTTCGGATGGACCAGCTGCTGGAGCGGTTCCTGACCGCGCACCGGGATGGGCAGCTGCGCCACGACGGCTCAGAGACGTTGACCGCGCATGCGCTGGGCGCGGCGCTGGCGGGCGGCAAACGACGCTCGACAGCCGAGGAACGGGACCCGGGCCTGCCGGAGCACTACCTGCGGGTGGTGAAGAAATCGTGGGCACAGTCGATCTCGGCGTTCGTGGCGGCGTTGTTGGCGTATGAGGCGCGGGGGTGGGCGATCGAGCACGGCGCGCTGGTTGAGCGCGACCTGGTGCCGAATCTGTGGTGATGGTGGCGGGAGAGGGATTCGAACCCTCGACCTCCAGGTTATGAGCCTGGCGAGCTACCGAGCTGCTCTACCCCGCTACCGGGAATTTTATCAACTCACGGAGGGGCGGCGTACGGGCATGCCGGTGTGGCTGTTCACCGCCCTGGAGCTGGCCTGCGTCGTGGTCCTGTTGGCCGGGGTGGCGCTGGTGTTCGTGCCGGCGGCGCTGATCCTGGCTGGGGTGTTGGGAATCGTGGCGTGTGAGTACCACGACCGGCGGCGCGCGATCGAGACGATTCGTCGTGCCGAGGCTGATCGACAGGCAGCACGGTAGTGAGCCTGTTCGGGTTGTTCGCCACGCGTGGTAATCCATTGGAGAACCCGGCGGTGCCGCTGACCGACCCGTCGCTGTGGGCGTGGATGTGCGGTCCACCTACGGATTCGGGTATTCCGGTCAGCGAGACGACCGCGATGAACACCAGCGCGGTGTTCCGGGCCACCAGTTTGGTGGCCGGGTTGTGCGGGGCGCTGCCGATCCGGGTACTGGTCAAGCGCACTCAGGAACCGGTGTCGAATGTGTTGTTGGATGATCCGCATCCGGATCTGACGCCGCTGGAGCTGTGGCGGTTGACCGGGGCGTACCGCTGTTTGTGGGGCAACGCGTATCTGCAGAAGGTCCGCACTCGGGGTTCGGGGCGGATCGCCTGGTTGGAGCCGATCTCCCCGAGCCGGGTCACCCCAGGGCGGGCCGCCCCGATCGAGGCCAACCCGTCGGGCAAGGTGTTCCGGGTAGTTGATGATCATGGGGTGGCGCGGGATCTGACCGCGAACGAGATCCTGCACATCCCGGGGTTGGCCTACGACTCGGTCGCGGGGTTCTCCCCGGTGCGGTTGGCCGCCCAAGCCATCGGTTTGGCGTTGGCGGCCGAACGTTACGGGGCGCGGTTGTTCGGCTCGGGTAACCTGCTCAACGGGTTGTTGCAGACCGATCAACGGCTCACCCGAGACCAGGCGGAGAGGTTGCAGGAACGCTGGCAACGCAGGATCGGTGGGGTGGATCGGGCGCACACGGTCGCCGTGCTGGATTCCGGCGCGAAATTCGCATCGTTGACGATGCCGAACGACTCCGCTCAATTTCTGGAGTCCCGGAATTTTCAGGTCACCGAGATAGCCCGGTTTTTCGGGATACCCCCCTATCTGATGTTCCAGACAGAAAAAACAACGAGCTGGGGGACCTCCCTGGAACAGCAAAGCCGGGGGTTCACCCAATACGACTTGCGCACGATGTGGTTAGCGCCGACCGAGCAGCGGATCACCAAAGAACTGCTGCCCCGCACCCAAGTTGCTAAGTATGACATGACCGAGCTGATGCGCGGGGACTCCCAAGCCCGCGCTCAGTACTACGCGGTGATGCGCCAAATCGGGGCGCTGTCAGCCGATGACATCCGGGCGATGGAGGACCTGCCGCCGCTGCCGGATGGCCAGGGTCGTTCCCATGCTCCGCTCCCGATCCCCGCGCCCGTCGGGGCGGCGGGCGATGGCTTCCAGGAGCCGGCCGATGGGTGAGGAACGCCGGGATCTGTCCCGGGAGCAGGCCGAGCTTGCGTTACATCCGGTCGACTCGACCGCGCCGGAGGCCGGTCGGTTCGTCGGGTACGCGGCCCGGTTCGACTCACCGGCCATGATCGGGCAGCTGGCGTGGGGGTTCGTCGAGCGGATCGCCCCAGGAGCGTTCACCACGACCCTGCGCGAGGGTGACCAGCGGTTTCTGATCGACCACGATCCGTACTATGTGGTGGCCCCG